ACCTCATTAAACCAGCTATTCTCTGGGCCTCTGACTCAGGGTCATAGGACTTATTCCTCATTTTGCGCAACTTGTAAACTGCTAATACCTTATCCTTAGAATGATGGATATATGGGTAAAACATTAATGAGCAGAAATCCGCCTCCTCCTTAGGTATAGGTTTTCCGGCCCACTCAATTTTAGCATGAACTGAATTCAAATTTAAATCTGAAAACTTGGACGACATAACAAGATCATCACCGTTGATAATTATAACATTATCAATTAAAACACGGGACAAATCATGGTTGTAGTTCTCTAAAATCATGTAATACCTCCATAATATATTAATGACTATTGTCAGATAATCACCAGAACCTAAGCCTCTGGGACAAACATAAAGTTCACCATTAATATGTATTAGCTTATTAATTGAATTGAAGCGAACGTTTTCAAACAGACCTTCATAGACTTCATCTGGAAATCGTATTTTTTCTTTTATCTTATCATAAACCAACTCCATAAATTCGGATGAAACAGATGAGTCCTGTGCACTAGTATCTGTACAATACCAATAGGGAAGTCTTTCTAATTGTTCCTTATAGTAAGCCATTGCTCCACTCTGCAATGGATCACCAACCGCTGAAGGTAATCCACATGCTGCAAATGAATTAGTAACAAAATGGTCAAAAAACTCGCCTAGTGCCATAGTAGCTGTTAAAGTGTGCTCAGGTGGAAATGAAGTAAAGAAACGAGGAGTTTTACCTACAACTCGCACTTCATCTTTCTGGCTACCATTAATTAAACAGAACACATTTTGTTTTGAAGCAATGTCTATGTATCCCTTCAAATAGTCGTGAATTAGTGGGTCCTGTCTGGAAAATACTTTATCTGTCTTGGCTCCTAAACCAATGGACTTGCTAAGGTCCAAACGCTCAAAAGCCTCCTCATATGTCATCACACCACACTTTGGTATCATTGTCAGAAAGGTGTCAATTGCCTTTTCTGCCAAGTCATAATTCAAAGTAGGATGCGGAACATCATATTTTCTGAACCTATCTATCATATCTTCCAACTTACCTAATCTAGCGATTTCATACCCCTCACCTAATTGGGAGTGAAGCATGACCTCAACCAAATCTGACATCTCACCAGTATATTGGGAATAACCTGTAAACTTTCTAGGGCCAATAGAGCCATAGAATTCGATATGATCAAATTCAAATCGTGGTTTTTTTCCCATAACCATGATGGATGGATAAGTTGGAACATTTAAAAAGCTTGGATCCCCTTTTCTCTAAAAAAACTTATATGTTCATTGAGTAAAGGTAAACCAAATAGTGCTTTAGAAACAGTGTTTGAGAGGTCCTTACCTGCATGGATCCCAATTAACTTGCCATCAGTGTCTAATATCATACCGCCACAATCACCGGGTGCTGAATCCCCATTCCATCTAAGATAACCCCCATTATCTTTGGTAATTGAAGACAATTGCAAGTATTTGTAAAATTCTCCTCCCATTACAATTCCGTCTTTAGTACCTGTATGTACACCAAGTTTCATAGTTCGGTAAACCATGGGTGTCTTAAGCTCATAAAGTGTCAATTGATCGAAAGATGGGCCAATCAAATTTGTAGTCTTGATAATTTCAGCTACTTTACCTTGATTGTGGCTAACTTTTTGAAGGACTGTTCTAACATCCCCATAGTGTTTGCAACCAAGAACAAAGTAAGGACTAATCAAAACACCAAATGCAACTTTAAATCTATCAGCATTACAAATAGAGACTACATTATCTGCCAAATTACTACTAATCTTTGCATGAGATACTTTAGCT